TCCGTCAATTCCATCAAAGAGTTCAGGGTATCTTTCTGCAAGTCCTCTAGTAAACTCTTGAAAAAAAAAAGTGCTCCAAAGTGTACATCCATTCCTACATCCATAAACTTCTCTGGATATAATTCACCATCATATACCTTTGTATCGTATAGGGCTCCTTGCTTCTTTATAACAGGTCTATATAGAATACTCATAATCTCTGCCCACTTCTCATCTACACCAATGGTTTCGTACTTAGATATATCCACATAAGCACCATAGGCCATATTAGATAGGTTAGGTTCAAATCCATATTCAACACCATCTATTGTTATGTATCGTTTTAAAGGATGTTCAGCTTTATTAAAGAAACCTTCTAAATCCTTTTTAATTGAAACGTAGGTATCTATATCCATTTGGTTTAGATATTGTACTGGGAACTTACATAGGTGATGGAATAGACAAGCTGTGATTGCTTCAGGCTCATCCTTATATGTTTCCATATCTTTTCTTAGGGCTAAGTAATCTTTAAGTGTTACTGCTTCCCAACTTGTAGGTACTTTTAATTTTATCTCTTGCTTCATATTATTTTCTTTTATATAGCTTTACATAGTGTGAATTAATACCATCTCCATCTGAATATATCTCATCATGTGTTTCTTTTATATGTTCTAATAGTGTTACCCCTCTATCATCAAACTGAAATAGAAAGTTATGGAATTCACCAACTATGTATTTTATTTTGCTTAAATCTTTATTGTATAAGAAATCAAATTCAGCTCCTTCTATATCAATCTTTAGCAAACCGATTTCAGATGGTGGTAATGATGGCATCTTCCAGTCATATATGGCTATTCTTTCAATCAATTCTTCTAATGACATTGTTTCTACTTCTTCGTATTCTTCACTTCTATATCCGTGATTATTTGCTTCATTAACAAATCCAGTTATACCAAAGTTTCCTGAGTTAGTATCGTTATCTCCATCTCCCATATACTTTCTCAATTGTACATGCTTTCCACTTTCTTTAGTAAGAGCTTTGTGTAAGACACCAAAGTGATGATGCTTTTTATATTCTTCTACGTTATATGAAGATGCATCTATTGCAATCAATCTATTAAATCTATATTTGAATGCCTGTGTGAATCCACCTACATTACATCCAGCATCTATTACTAATTCATTAGGTTCTATATCTACTAAATGCATTGGGTATTCTCTAGTACATTCATTGGTTATTCTTTCAAACCATCCATCTTCTTGGTTATTTGCCATTAATTTATCTACTTTCATATTATGCTTTATTTGATTTAGGTGTTGTTATTACTTTTCCTTCAGGTACAGCCCATTGTTCAGGGTTTACTAATTCTCCTACCATTTCAAATTCAGCTGATTGTACTGGTATGTTTGTTATATCCACAGTATTGATTTGTCTTTCTAATACTGTCCTCAACTTATTTGTTGCAGAGTTTCTTTGTTGTATTGTAGCAGATAGATAAGCTTTAGAAGCTTTCAGTTCTTCCATTATCTTAGCATTCTCAGTTTCTAAATGATTAATGTATGCTGCCATTTCCATTACTTGTTCTTCACCAATTAAGGCTTCACCTATTTTAAGGTATTGTTTATCTTCCATATATTTTGTTTTATCGTACTCTAATTACATATTTTCCTTTAGCAGTTGCCACTTGCGATAATCTCATCATAGCTGCATACCTGGCAGCATCAATAGCGTGGTTGTTGAAATCAATAGGCCTATCTAATTGCTTTCCAAATCTATCCGTTTCCCATTCGTATCCATAGAATTCATTTACTATGTTTTGGCATGTACGTGGTATATTGATTGAATAGTTCTGAAGGACTTGGATACCAAAGTTAATACTATCCTTTCCTTTCACTACCGGTCTTATATTAAATCCTAATCGGTATAGTTCTTCTATTAGACGAGGTTCTGCTGAATCAGCCCATATCTCCCATCGGTTATCTCCAATGATTGTTCTTAGTTTAGCTGCAATATCATTTGTTACCAATCCTCTCTCATAACAATTCTCTACCAAATAGATTTCTCTATCCTTTCTGAATAGGGATACAATAGCTGTTGGGTCATTACTATATCCAAAGTCCATTCCCACACATACAAACTCTGCATCATCCGGCACCCAATCTATTACATTGAATTGGAATACAGCCTTATCGTTTTGTACGAACTCACCTAATCCATATATTCTCCATGCTTTTGGATTACTCTTTTCCAAAGCCTTAATACTATTCACTACCTCTTTCTCCAAATATGGATTGTTCTTAAATGTAGTAAAGTATTGTGTAGCATCTTCTATACTTCTAATCCAATGGTGTGGAGATATGGTAGGGTTTAGGGATAGTATGATTGGACCTGTACAACGTATTCTTAGCTGAAACCAACTTTCCTCATCTATTTCGTTTGCTTCTTCCAACCATAGAATAGATGATTTTAATCCTCTTAACTTCTCTGGGTTATCCGTACTGATGAATGATATTGTAGAGCCTGTATAGAATTGATATATCCTATCAGTAATATTAAAATCATTTGCATTCCACAATTCCAAACCAGTCATTATATCTTCAAAATCTTTTATGATAGTACGCTTGAGTGATGGGATTGTCTTTCTTACTATTACTACATCCTCTTTACCTTCCAAGCACTTTACGATACACCATTGTAGGAGTGCGTATGATTTGCCTGAACGAGTACCGCCATAATGTATTGTAGTACGAGTTGGTGAATCGTTTTGGTTTTGGTATGTTACCGTTGTATTAATTTCCAGATTCATCTATCGTCTTTTGGGTTATGTTTACTGATATTTGCTGTATCCTTTGTTCTACTTCAGCTTTCATTTCAGTTCTACTCAACTTAGGTAGGGTGAACTCCATTAGTTTCAAAGCAAGTTCTATTGCTCTCTCCGGGTCTTTCTTCTTAATCTTTTCTAAATCGGTTGATAGAGTATTGAGGGTATTATCTACTGCACGAGCAATAGTTAGTTTCATCATTTCGGTTGAACGATTCACAGCCCCTTTCGGTCTACCTTTACTTAGCTTGTTTCCTTTTTCAAATGCCATTGTTATTTGGTGTTATTTAAACATATATACATATATAACAACTATGTTCACCTTTGTATTTATCGTTGGACCTTGCCCCCTTAGAATCGTTTTTAGAATGGGTTATCTAAGTTATCCTTTAGGTGTTTCTTAATCTTCTTACAATTAAGGTAAACAGTAGATTTGGATAACTTTAATTCTGATGCTAACTTCTCAAATGTCATCTCCTTATCAAACGCATACATCTGATATATCTTAGATGGTGCCCATAATTTAGTTCTCTCTAATCTCTTTAATTCATCTACCATCTTATTGTACACATCATCTATCTTCTCGTCCGCATCTACATCGTATTCGGATTCTACTTCATCGTAACTATCCGATAGAGCTACATTCCTTTTAGCTGCTTTTATTCTATTAAGGAAACGAGAGTTAAGAAATGCATGGCAGTACATGAGGTTAAATGAATTCAAATACCAAAGAGCAGGATTACATTTCTCTGCTAAGTAAAGGTATAGTTCACCAACCAATTCATCTGCTACTTCCTTATCCTTTGATAGATTGAATGCAACAGCTGATAACCATCCATGTGAATTACGGAATAGTACATCTAATCGTTTGTTATTTTCTATCTGAATCTTATTCACTCTTAGTTCTTACAAATGTTCTTAGTGTATCTACACAATCACCCCAATGTCTTGCTGATGATTTACAACTACAAGGTTGATTTACTCTTTCACCTCTTATTGTATTACACCATGTCCAAAACTGTCCCATAAGATGTTCAGGTAAATAGTTCTTTACACCTTCCAAGTGTATTTTCATTTGTTGAAATTCTTCTAAGTTTAACGGAGCGTATTTGCTCTCCGCTACATTTGGTTTTAATTCTTCTGCCATATATTATAATTTTATTCCTTCTTTACATCCACACAATTCGTTGAGGTATATCCTACGAGCCTCACAGCCACAATCCTGATACCCTAGCTTCAACGCAATCCATCCGGCTATATCTTTACCCCAACCTAATGTAATAACGTTTATAAGCCCATCTACAATGTTCCCTAGCTTTATTATACACATAGTTTATTGATTTTTTAATTTAAACTTTCTTTCATGCATTGCTAACATATTCTCTGAACGAGTAACCACTCTTAAGTTAGTAATATCATTGTTATGCTTGTCACCATCTATGTGGTCAATCTCAAATCCTTTTGGTATCTTACCACCAAAGGTTTCGTAAACTAACCTGTGACCCCTTCTCCATAACCTTTGTTTGCTTTCACCTTCTCCAACAAACAAGCCATAGTATAAATATCCACTTGGATGTAAGCGTGGTTTAACAAGTCTTAGTTCTCCTTTAGGATTATAACGAGGTGCTATCTTAGTTGAAAGAACTCTACCATCATCACAAATGTGGTAATCTTCAAATCCTTTAAGCGGCGCCATAGCCACTTCTGTTTTAGTTTGTATCATAGTTTTTAATTTAAGGCATAAAAAAGCCAGTCCCCAAATGAAAGAGGACTGGCAATATAGGATAATGCAGTGGATAGTATAAAATGGCGTTTCGATAAAAGACCACTGCTTATATAATTATAACAATTCATTTCATTTTTGTTTATCCTAGTTCTTTTGTTCATTATTTAAGTTAATAATTTGTGTGTTAATCTTTTCAGATGCTGCATTGATTAGAGATTGCATATCCATATTCTCTAATACAAATAACATTTCCTCATGCGTTATATCCGCTGGAGATTTCTTTAATAGAAAATCTAACTTAGATTGTATTTCAGCTGATAATCTATTCTTTGAGTCATTTTGTTCTTTAGCTTCTAAGTAAGCTTTTGATTGTTTATATTCTTCCATTATTCTAATGTTTTTTTTGGTTTTAATGTTCTTTTAGTTTTTTCAATAGTTGGTTTTGTATCTTCTAATTCTTTAATTTTTTTTCTAAAAATATCTTTGAACTCATCTAAATAATTTTGTGAATACACTCCATTTTCAGCTACAATACTTCCATTTATTTTAGAACCTGTTTCTTCATCTGAAAAATGCCAATTAGGATTAAATGTCAAACTTCCTCTATTTAATTTACGAATTAAGAAATCAAATGAAAACTGATATTCTAATTCACCATTAGGTAACTTCTTACATCCACCTGGTATCTTATTAAAGAGTACACCACCCTCATGTCTTAATCTATATTTCTTTACTAAAAGATATTCAATAAAATAAATTGTTTCTATACAATCAGTTTCAAATATTACCTCTGAATCATAATCTACTTTCCAAACTTTATCTTTAATAAATTCCTGATATTCAATAGATTTCTCACCAGCATCCTCAAAAGATAACTTAGCTTTGAAACCATGATGTGAAGTTGGTCCAAAATCATACATCCTAATATAAGGAGTATTAATAAAATTTTGAATAATTTCATCAGGAGTTGTACCTGTAAATTCTTCATTTTTAATTACAGGTTGATTACTGATACCAATGTAGAAAGGTTTTTTTGTTTTTAATTCGTTATCAATTTCATATTGAAGATAAACATACGCCATATTATTATAATTTGTTTTTGTAAAGATAGTAAAAATAATTCATATTTCCAAATTTGTTTTGCTTTAGACACAACACTGCTTTGGAAATTTTTACATTACCTAGCAATTAAAATAGGTCTTATACATTGGTATCATTACTGATTATGTAAAGAGTGTGTGATAAGAACCATAATCAATTCCACACAATATACTATCACCTATTTCATTTTTGACCTGAAGTGAATCCTCACCGCTATGTTTCTATATTATCTCAATAGTGCAGCTACTAACACTCCGTATTACCTGTGTCTCTCAGGTTGAGTAGAGGCCTGTTTTTGTTTTTTAATAATGTTTTTAAGAGTTTTTTCCTGTTTAAGTGTTAATTCTTTATTAGATTTTAATAGTGTTTTTACAAAGTTTAATTCCCAATCGTTTAAGTTATATTCTAATAGTTTAGTAAGTTTGGCAAAAAGAGATTCTTCCATACATCTTTTTGAAATGTATTGATTAACAAAATAGGAATCAGCATGATACTTCATTGTTGGATTCCAATTACTTCCCTTAAATTTTGAAAATCTATCTTTAGCCATTTTATTTTACTTTAGTAGTTGTATATAAATAGTGTGTTTTTAAAAAAACGTAAAATAAAAGGGAAGAATAACCTTCCCCTCTATTCCACTTACAACTATGAATTAATACAAATATACGAAATTATTTTCACTTATCCAAATTTCTTTTTATATTGAGCTAGTTTAGTAACCACATCAGTACTATCAAAGCATTTAGTGTACTCTATACCATTTTCACCTTTGTAAACATATACTAACCAACCTGTTGATGATACGCCAGAATACAATGTTTCGGTATATCCTTTGTCAGGGTTCGCTTGAGTTTCTATATGGTTAATATGTACTACTTCTCTCTTACCATCCGTTCTATGAAGGATTATATCCCTATAATCGGAATCATCTGATACTCCCTCATACAATAGAATATCAATTGTAGGTTTTGGGGATAGTAAGTGCCCAATACTTTCACTTCTTTTAGTTGCTGTTTTTTGTTGTATTTCTTTTAACATATTTTTTTGTTTATAATTTTATAAAATCTAATCTTACCTTCCTTTTGTAATCTATCCATCTCTGGCTTTACATATACTACACTACCAACATACATAGCATCTGCATCTGACCATGCCCATATATCATCAATAGTAATAGATTTAGTACCTTTATCAGTTTCAATAAGGAATTGTACTTTGTACTTTGTACCAGTTTCTTTCCTCATTATAAACTTTTCTTCTTCTACTCTATCCTGCATTTCTTTAGGCAGAGAATTGAGAAGCGCCATTAAGCGCCTCTCTAATGATAATATTCTATCTTCCATAACTTAATCAATTGGGTGTATAAAGTTATCAAATTCACTTTCTAAGTACGATAATCTATGTTTCAATTCCCATACCAATTCTTCATTAGCTGGATGACTGTAGTGTTCACAATGCTTAATTTCAGCTTTGGTTTCTTTGATTTGCTTTTGTAACCAATTTTGTAATGCTTGTTGTTCGTTGTTCATAGTTTTATTTTTTAATAAGTCCGATAATTGTTTTAGTATAATGATTTCTATTCAGTAAGAATAGGTTAGTATGTAATACATTTTCGCCAGGGATTCTGGATTGTACTACAATGTAGATTAATGGAGGTACATCCTTACCATTATCAAATTGAACATCTTTGAAATCTTTGATAAGATGACCTTCTAAATGATTTACCATCAAATGATGCAGGATGTTCTCATTGTTCTCTTTTGTTAATTTTACTTTTGCCATTTTATTTGATAGGTTAAGAAGGTAACCAATACCTTTTAGTTGTTTGATATATGTAAAGATACGAAAAAAAGATGAAACTACCAAACAATTTAGGGTAAAAAACACATATTTTAGCTAACTCATTGATAATCAACCAGTTAGTACTCTCAGCTCTATTTACCCCTATTAAGTAGTTCATCCTCATATATCAAATATACGAATAATTCCTGATATAACCAAGCTTTTTGGGTAGTTTTATCTAACTCATTGATAATCAATGACATAAAAAAACCCCCAAAAATGGGGGTTATGGGGTGAGCAATAAAAATGAAATATATGTCAATGGCAATGCAGACCTACCCCAATGTTTTATTCTAATATAATCCACTCATCCTTTTCAGCGGTGGCTTCTTTTAGTTTTCTTTCTGATAATAGAAATGGGTATAATTCCTTAAACTGATTGAATGATAATTTCTTATCAGCTCTAACCTGCTTTATTATATCTTCCATTCTCTTTTCTAAGATTGTCAGCTTTTGAGTATCATCAATATAGCCATCAATCTCATCTATAATTTTGTACACTTCTTTACTACCTGCTTTTAATAAGGTGTTGAAGTGACCTCTTAGTTCTTGTTCAAAATCCATATTAATCTTTTATAGGTACACAATTCGGAATCATTCTTCCTGAACCGTCATCAGCCGGCTTTAACCCAACTGCGACATATCCGCTCCAACAAGCATCTTCTAATCCTTCAGCCGGTTCTTGTAAGTTGATACCTTCGTATTTTCTTTCAAAGTTTAATTTTGCTGCTACTCTCTTTTGAGGGTCTGAAAACTTTTGTTTAGATAGTTCTCTCCTATCCCATTTGGAATAACATATAGCTGCTGCTTGTGCTTGTTCGTATCCTGCTCCTATTTCTTCCCCAATACATCTACCGATGAATTCTTCTTGGGTTTCTCCTGCGTTTGGTTTAACTGGCATATCTTTTGGTTTTATGGATAATTTTTCGTATCTTTGTAATACAATAATATAACAATCTCAATTTGTTATATATTAAACGAAACGTTACAATGCCCAGAAAGAAGAACCCTGACAATAATTACTTTAACCAAGCCGTTGAAGATGCAGTATGTGTTTACCTAAACTCTACTAATCAAAGAGAAAAGGAAACTGCTTTCCGAATAATATATCCTGCCCTTTGTAAAATAGCAGAAGTTTGGCATAATAAACTAAAGGTATCTTATCACGATACTGATTCTATTGATATGCAAATGAATTGTGTTGCCCATATTGTAGAAAAAATGCACATGTTTAATTGTGGGACTGGTACTAAAGCATTCTCTTACTTTAGTGTTATGGCTAAGTTCTTCTATATGATAGAGAAT